AACACGCCTACGCGGAGCAGGGGGAGCTAGGTTGGCAGGTATTCGTCTCGCTGGACAGCGGATACCTGATGACTATAGATGGGGTATGCGAGTACTTCGAGACCTACCGCGACGCGAGCACGTTTGCTAACCTGTGGTTGAAACGCTGCGCGGACTCCGGAACCCTCCCCGACTCTACGGAGTCCCGCACTTTCGCCCGGCGCCTCAAGCAGGCATACATAAACCACTTGCTGCAACAAAAGCAAAAATGCGCGTAGGGTTCTAAATGGGAATACCAAATAAAAACCCCCCACCTGGGGACGCAGGCAGGGGGCAGGTGCTACAGGTAGGACTACTTCGAGGCAAGGCGAACTATAGCAAGATACGGGAGGCAATGCAAGGGGCCGCCCCGCTCACGTACGACGTGGACGTGTATCGAGCTAGGGCGGACATAGATGATTGGTTTTCGGTATACGGGCTGCTGCTACTGACGAAAGCGGAATACTTCGTCTTGCGTTTCATTGTGGCCCGCACCATCCACTACGGTAAGCTGCGCGAAATCATCTTCAAGAGTCACTTCCTTGAAGGCGTTCAGGCGGGAGGGGAGTGGAAGGCTGCACCATGCGGTGTAAATAGCCGGGACCTCTACACGGCTCTGGCGTCGCTGGAAAACAAGAAGATCATAGGCACCTATCGCATCGTATCTGACGGCCGGCACGTAGCCACCGCGTACGAGATTAGCGTGCCGACGCTGCTATCACTACGGGAATCACCCAAATTGGCCTTGAAAATACCCAAAAAACTGGCAAACATGGCGGTGCCAAATGGCACCACGGTACCCGAAGGACCCCGGTGCCAAATGGCACCTAAGAATAGTATACAAATAAAGTCAAAAACGAATAGTAATGATGTAGGTTGCGGTGACGCTCCCCGCAACGCAAGAATCAGGAGAATCCGTCCAGCGTTCACGGAAAATGAAATCGATTGCAAAGCCAAGGTTCAGGCAGTGATAGCCCAAGCGGCAAAGGTCACGGCTATAAAGCAATTGGAGAAAGTCCGGCGAGGCCGCGCCGCCGCGCCCGCTGCGATAACGCTCACCGACCTTAACGCTACATGGAAGCGTTGCATGGTCAGGCATTTCGGTAGCTGCTCTATTGTGGGGCTCACGCATCGCGAGTTTGGTATCTTCAAGAAAGTAGTGAAGAACCACGAGATAGCGTTTACCTGGGAGGAGTTCTTTGACTGGGCCATACCGGCGTGGGCTACGTTGAGTGGTAGTCGAAGTGAGAGCAATGCCTACCGTAAGTCCGCCCGGAAAGAGTGGAGCTTGAAGGATAGGGATACGGTATCCCTGGGCACTTCCACCCCCATGCTATCCGCCGTCGTCTATAACTTTGCCCGGCTGGCCAAGATATTCCTAGACAAGCCGCAGGCGGGGAAGGCTGCCGACTCCGCGGAGGTCGAGCAGCTACGGGCGGAGCTTGCTGCCGCCCACAAGGAGGCCAAGGCCGCGAAGGAGTACGCCCGCTCCGTATCTTCTGTCAAACGGGAGGCTTTCTCTACGACCAAGGCACATTCCGACTACCGTAACGTGGCTACCATAGCTAACCCGGAATCCGACGATTTCTTTGATACCCAGGCTGCACTACCGTCTTGGCCGAAAAAATGAACAAACACGAATTGATGGCCCGCGCCGGGGTGCCGGTCGAGGCGCAGAAGACAACGCTGACTCGCGAGGGATTGCAAACCTTACGCGACCGCATACTGGACGGCTCCGCAAACGCCCCCGGAGCCGTGACTCTCCTACGCCCGGCCTCCGCTTCAATGGCCGACGCCGGGGCCGCGGAGTTGGCTTTCTACCTAGTGGTAAAGGAGTTGGCACTAAACGGTATCCCCGTAGCGTGCATAGACTTGGCGGAGTTGTGCGCCATGCTCTCCGACAACGAGAGCGAGAAAGCCGCGCTACCGAAAGGTATGTCCTTCGCCACGGTAGATACGCTGGATACTCTGGCAGTATCGTCTTTCTGCACTACTGGCCCCACGTATGTGTCCCCACAACAAACGGCTTTGGTATCGGCCCTGCTTCTTCGCCGGCTACGGTCCGGGAAGTCGCTCATACTCAGCATGTCCTCCCCCTCCCTGCTATCTCTGGAATCTTGGTGGCCGGTTACACTACGGTCTTACCTAGTCCGAAATGCATACACCAGAGCTATAGGGGCGGGGGTAGTAGAATGAGCGATGGGCTAAAGCTAATATCGGCTATAGTTGAAAATGGTAGCGTAAGTGTTCTCCGAGATTTGCCGAGGGAGATATTTGTTGAGGACGAGGTGACGGCGTACCAGTTTGTGCGCACGCACTACCGCCGCTACGGGCAACTACCCGCGCTAGCTACGATAGAGGAGGAGCTATCGATAGAGCTACCGGAGCCTGACGAGACCATAGATTACTACATCAAGAAGGTGTACGACCGTCGAACGTACACCCTGATTCGTGAGCAATACGCCGAACTACAGGCGTGCTTGCGGGCGTTTGATATGGATCGGGCTCGCGAAGTTATCTCCGTGATGCGGAACTCCGCGCAGGTTCGACATATCGTTTCGGACATCCGGAACTTTCGCGACGCGAGCCATCGTGCTCTAGAGCTATACGACTATGCTCACGAGAACCCCGGAATCTCTGGGGTGCCTACTGGGTGGATGAAGTACGACACCACCATCGGCGGGTACCAACCTGCGGATTTGGTTACCTACGCCGCGCGTCCGGGCCTCGGCAAGACCTATACGCTGTTACGGCACGCAGTAGGTGCGTACAACGCGGGGAGGTCCGTGTTGATTGTCTCTATGGAACTCGCCATAGAGCAGATAACGCAGAGGGCTCTCGGCCTGATGACGGGCGTAGACCCTAATTTCATACGCCGAGGGACACTATCGACTGCTACGCAGCGGCGACTTCGCACCTTCGTGGACAACATACGGGGGGCGGACAGGTTACACGTGGTATCCGGGGCGATGAGCAAAACCGCGGATAGTGTAGACCTACTCATACAGGAGTTCCGCCCGGACATAGTGATGGTGGACGGTATGTACCTGATGGGCGTATCCGGGAAGAAGTTCAATAACAACAGCGACCGGGTATCCGCAGTACTGGACACGTTGAAAGAGAGCACTCTGGCCCGGAATGTGCCGATTATAGGCACAAGCCAGTTCAACCGAATTGCGGGTAAAAAAGGTAAGGACGGATCGTTGGAGACGGTGGCGTACTCCGACGCTATCTCCACGCACAGTTCTATCGTGGCGTCCATCCACGAGGGGCTTACCGGACGAGAGGCAAAAACCCGCAGGTTTGAACTGATAAAGGGGCGGGAGGGTGAGAGCGGTACATTCTATTACCGGTACGAGTTCCGGCCAGTAAACCTAGAAGAGATAGACGAGGACGAAGAGGCTGGGGTTATTGACGCGGATGGCAACGTACTTGATTGGACCGTTTGAAATCGATTTCAAAATACAGGTGCTACAGTGGACGACATCGGTTACCTATTCTCCTTAGAGGAGAGTTTTTTCATGAAAGAGCATCCGTATAACGTTGACGTGGTAGAGGCCCGTAGGATAGCGACGCGTATCGCGGCGATGGAGGACGAACTGTCCGCTTTGCGCGCCAGCTTGGATACCGTGACGGAGCGGATGTTTACCCGGCGCAGGAGAGTAAAGCGTGACTAACCCGTGCGACGGTTGCCCACTACAAGGCACCACCACCCCCGCAGTAGCCTCCGGCAGCGTCCTGGCGAGGTTTGTGGTCGTAACTGACACCCCTACTACGGCGGCCCGCAGAGCTGGTAGGCTGATGTCGGAGAACTCCGCACAGATATTCAGCAAGGCCGTTCGCGCTGTGGGGTTCTCCCGCGACGATTTCACGTACATGCCCGCGATACGCTGCCCGCATGACGTTGACGCGTACTCTACCAAAGAGAAGGGGGCTATCCGGGACCACTGCAGGGATTACGTAGTGGAGTACATTCGGCGGGTAAAGCCGGAGGCCGTAATACCGCTAGGTGCCCTACCCGCCAGGCAGGCTCTTGGTCGCGCCTTGAAGATCACCAAAGTGCGCGGGGTGTGCGAGTACAGCGAGGAGCTAGAGACTAACGTATTCCCTCTGCTCAGCCCCGGCATGGTGGGTATGTACCCGCAGCACCAAACCACCTTCGACTCGGACTGCGCGACGTTGCAGGGGCTATGCGACGCCAGCTTTAACGTCGAGGTGTACTCCAACAACGTTAAAGGTCGGTACGAGTTTATCGATGACCTAGAGTTTCTGGTGGAGAAAAACGCACCGATCCTATTTTTCGATACAGAGAACACTGGACTTTCTCACTTCCAGAAAGGGGAGTACGACGTACGGGACTACCGCCCGGAGAATAGGAAAGGTTTTACGTGCGATGCCGCGGTCCTTACCATGCAATTTTGCGTGGAGCCGGGGGTTGCATACATGCTTGTGTGGGACCACCCCGAGCGTCCGGTACCGATGCGCCGAAAGAAGGTACTGAAAGACCAGCTTCGCCGGTTGCTGAATAACCCCAAGACTCGCGTAGTTGGGCAGAACGCCAAGTACGACAGGACGTATGTGGAGGGGGTTCTAGGGGTGTACTACCCTATGGGCGGTGACACCCTTATGCTGGCTACGATGCTGGACGAGAACTCTATAGCGAAGGGGCAGGATATGCTGGTTCGCCAATACGTTCCCGAGATGGCCGGGTATGCGGACCAGTTCAACGCCAACACCGACAAGTCGAAGATGTGGGAGGTACCCCTAGACAGACTTCTAGATTATGGGTGCGGGGACGTAGACTCCGGGTACCTGCTCTACAAGGCGTTGATACGCATAATCATGGCGGACGAAGGGCTGTTGAAGCACTATCGCTATGCGGCCCTCCCCGGCCTGAACGCGTTCGCCGCTATGGAGTTACGGGGGCTGGTAGTTGATGAGGAGGCCCTTGGCGAGTTTGAGGCTTTCATGAGCGAAACTGTCGATGAGCAGTATGCGGAGCTTATCGCGGAGGTGCCTAAGAGTATCAAGCGACTACACATAGACAAGGGCCTGAAGTTCAGCCGCGGGGACTTCGTACGGGATATTCTGTTCTACCACAAGGACGGGTTTCGGCTACGTCCAAAGGTCTTCACCAAGACTACGGCCAAGCTGCAAGCCAGCCAGCGCATACCCAGCACCTCGTCCAAGGACCACCTGCCGTATTTCTACGAGGAATGCCCGTTCACTGAACGCTTTTCCGAGTACGTCAAGAACGAGAGGCTACTAAATACCAGTGTTCGGGGATTCCAGAAGAAGTACATTATCGACGGACTGGTACGCTCCACGTACCGGCTGGATAACGTGGTTACGGGCCGCAGCGCGTCAGAAAACCCGAACGGGCAGAATTACCCGAAGCGAAGCAAGTTGGCTACCGCGTATCGCAGGGCATTCGTGGCCCCACCCGGCTACATAGTTTTGGAAGCGGACCTTAGCCAAGCAGAGCTACGCATAGCTGCGGACTACGCTAACGAGCCCACCATGCTGCGCATCTACCGGAACAACGGGGATATACACAAGGAGACGGCGCTTATTGTGCTCGGCGTCTCGATGGCGGTGTTCCGGGAACTTCCGAAAGACGAGCAGAAGAGTGCCAGACAGAAGGCCAAGGCCGTGAACTTCGGCTTCTTGTACGGCATGGGCTGGAGGAAGTTCATCGGCTACGCCAAGACCCAATACGGTGTAGAGTTTAGCGAGGAGGAAGCGCAGCGCATACGCACCGCATTTTTCCACAAGTACTCCGCGCTACCGGCATGGCACGAACAGTGCAGACGAACCGCGCAGAGGGACAAGCAGATACGCTCCTACTCGGGCCGAATCAGGCACTTGCCGATGATTGACTCTGACGACGAGATGGTTCAGCAAGAGGCCGGCAGGCAGGCTATCAACAGCGGTGTGCAGGAGTTCGGCTCTACGCTGGGCGTAATGGCTTTGGGTAGGATAGAGAAAGAGATAGACCCGATCTACCTTGCCCCAGTGGCTTTCGTACACGACGCTATTTACTGCTACGTCCCGGAGGAGTACGCGGAGTGGGGGGCTAAAACCCTCAAGCGGTACATGGAATCCAACCCCATAGAAAAGTGGTTCGGCGTACGTATGAAGTGCCCTATCGTTGCGGACGTTAGCTTTGGTAGGAACTTGGGGGACACGTACGAAATGGAGGGCCTGAACTTCCAGGACGATTTTGACTTCAGCAAGGTTTTTGAGGGCGTAGAGGACGAGGGCAAGATCATCCACCTACCTGAGCAGCTAGTACCACCCAATTATGGTAGGCTTGACAAATAATTTGATATAGGCGATAATACGCCACAGTCGATGGAGGTATTGACATGGTTGCCAGACGAATACGTCGAGTGCGGGAGGAAGCTCCTACCGAAGACACGGTTCTTAACCGTGTTTTGCAATTGATTGCACTAAAAGAGGACGAGGCCGCATCCATCAAAAAGGCACTCGCGGAACTATACACAGAAGCTGAGCGGCTGATGGAGAGTGCCCGACGGAAAACGTACGAGTATCGAATGTCGGATCGCACGGTACTGGCAGGGTACGTTAGCCCCAAAGGTCGGGCGTCCTCCCGCGTAGACCCGGCGGCGTTGCGCAAAGTGGTCAAAGACGACAATGATTTCTACGCTTGCGTGGAGGTCGTAATAGGAAAGGCTAAGCAGATTTTGCCGGGTAAAGTCCTCAACGCTATAACCGATAAAATCGACCCGGTTCCGGGAGCCCCTAAATTTACTGTGTCGGTAGTCAAGGATGGATCGAGATAGCATCCACGATTTTGTCAGAGAACTAGCAGGCCCCAATGTCGAACTTGTGGACCACACCAAGTGGGTGTCCTTCAGGTGCTTGCTGGCCCATTGGACGCACGCTAAGGGGACGGACTCGACCCCCAGTGCGGGTATTTCTATAAACGAGGACGGGGCGAGTATCTACAACTGCTACTCGTGCACCGGAACACGCAAAGGGCCGCTCACCTGGCTATTGAAAGAGCTAGAGAAATACACGGGCGAATCCTATAAAGACTTGAGGCAGGAGATAGACGGTAACGAGTTCCTGGGGGGCTCTTTACCGCAGTGGGGGCTCAAGAAAACGCAGAAGAACTCTAAATTGAAAACTCTTGAAGAAAGCACTTATCTAGATTTGTTCGATAAAGCGGAGGACCACTGGTACGTCCAGTCTCGCGGAGTATCCCCCGGAACCGCCAGGTACCTGGGCTTGCTGCTTGATAGCGATGACGGGCACGGAATAGAGCGTGTCGTGTTCCCGGTGTATACGCCGGATCACGAATTGGTTGGATTCACCGGGAGGGCGGTAGTTGAAGGGGTGAACCCCCGCGTTCGCGATTACTACGGTCTCTCGAAAGAAAAGGTATTGCTAGGGTCGCACCTGATAGCACCACAGGACCCGTACGTAATCCTGGTAGAGGGGCTATTCGACTACGCCGTAGCCGCAGAGTATGGGTACCCGGCAGTTGCCGCTATGCATGCTGGGCTTACCGACTACCAAGCCAAGCTACTGCGTAACATGGGCAAGCCGGTGGTTCTAATGCTCGATAACGACGATGCGGGCAGGGAGGGGCAGGACATAGCTATAAGCAAGCTGGCGCCGTACTTGCCCCTGTCGTACGTAAAATACCCTAAAGAACGGCGGGGTAAAAAATGCCTAAAGGACCCGGCAAGCCTAAGCGCGGCCCAGATGGACGGTATGTTAGACAAAACCTACCTAGTGTAGATTTGACACCGAGTGGGGTAGCTAATACTATCCGCTACGGCAAATTTGCCAAAGATGACTTGGTAGCAACGCTGTTTGCTCCTCTTATGAATGGGTCGGTAGTAGTCCTCCGAGTAGAGGACCCGAAGCTGCCGAAAAAGAAAAGGGTCAGAGACCCCCTACTTTTTATACAGAGAATGGGAGATAGCGGCGCTATCCTTTTGTCGATGCCAGGGTACGGCTGTGAGCTTCTGCACCCAGGTAAACCAATCGTCGCTATGGACGTGTATAGGATAGGTATCCGTATGCGCTTGGCGGCACAACTTGCTAAAGCACTGAATGCGGTGCTAACGGAGAGGTAGATGGCTACCAGAAAGAATTTTTATCGTGGCGACGCCGGCAGGGATAAGGCGGACACCGAGCGCGAACGCGCTGCAGCCAAGATGGAGCAGCGACGCAAACAGGATGGAGCCCCGTTCCGTTTCCGCGTGAAGGTTGGTGAGACCTCGCAGTTCATCATCTGCGACGACGCCCCGGACTTCTTCAGGTTTGAGCACAACCTGAAAAACAACGCCACCGGTAAGTACGACATCTTTACCGGGTGTGTGATGGACTTCGATAACTGCCCGGTATGCGAAGCCTCCGGAAAAGAAGGGTACTATGCAATGTACCTGACAGTTATCGACCTCACCCCGTTTACCACGAGGGACGGGAAGGAGGTGGAGTTCAGCCGCAAGCTGCTCGTTGTCAAGCCTGCGCAGCAAAAGAAGTTCCAGCGCATGTACGCTAAGGCCGAGGCGAAGGGCAACACCCTGCGAGGCGCCCTGATCGAGGCTACCCGCGACACCGACAAGGATGCCAGTATCGGCAACGAACTGGAGCTTATCGAGTATGTGGAGGAGGACGATCTTCAAACCTATACGAGATCGTGGAAGGACAAGGAGGGCAAGAAGCACAACGAAATCTGCCACGAGGTACTGGACTACGAAGCCCTATTTGGGGACTTCGACGCGGACAGCTTGCGTGCCCTGGTCGGCGGCGAGCCTACGCCGGGTAGCCGCGCCCACGAGGAT